GCGAGAACTGATGAGTGTCCCGTCCGACCTGATTGTTATCGGGTTGGTCTCGATACTCATCTTCATCCTGCTGGGACGCCCCTCGAAGGGGCGGAGGGCTAGCTAGCCCTGATCGGCCATGGCTGAGGATCCGCGAGCTCTGTTAGGAGTCACGGTGAAAAGCCTGACCGCATTCTTGCAGGTTCTCGTCAGCGAAGCTGGCGAGAGATGTCACATCAGCACCATCCGCGATGAAACTACTATCGCGGAGCGTGTCAAACACGAGGGGTTGTCGTTCTTGACGATAACCTTGCCCGACTTCGGTAAGGACCTCCAAAAAGGTCTCGACCGAGGTAAGGTAACTCACGACCTTTTCCAGGGTTTCTCCCGGAGAGGCGGTCTCCCCCGATTTCTCGGAGGTTTCCTTGAGCTTGTGTTTGACCGTGGTACAGGAGTGTTGCTCGACGATCCCTCAATCGAGGCTATCCGGTGTTTACACCAGATTACCGCGATGATGGCTAAGATCGGCCTTGACTGCTCAAAGAGCAGAACTGACCGCGCCATCAAGAGGTTCGTAGAGTGTGAGCAGGAAGTCCGCCGGGCCGATCAAAATCTCGCACCTGACTTGCGTCAGGCGTTCGACGATGTAGGCCTTGTCCTGTTCGCTGACTTGTTCTCCCACATAGACCAGATGGTCTACCAGGGCGAACTCGTGCCGCGTCATGGACCCGGAGCCACCGCAGATCGTCTCCGCGGAAACGCGAAGTACGACAATCGCGAGTGGACTCGCCGTCTCGAGGAGTACTTCCCAGCAGGGGAGTTCATACTTCCCAACTGGAGGTACTTCTCTTACCTCGACGGAGTGGAATTCCTCGAACCCGGGGACGAACGACCTGTGAGGGTCGTTACTGTCCCCAAGACACTCAAGGCGCCAAGAATCATCGCCATCGAGCCTACGTGCGTACAGTACGCGCAACAGGCTCTCAGGGCGGAGTTCTACGAAGGCATCGAGGGGAGTGACTCCCTCTCGCCCTTCATCGGATTCCGGGACCAGGTTCCTAATAGGGACATGGCTCGTGAGGGCTCTCTTACGGGAGAGCTCGCTACGCTCGATCTGAGCGAAGCTTCCGATCGCGTCTCGAATCAGCATGTACGGCTCCTTTTGCGTCGGCACCCACATCTTATGGGTGCGGTTGATGCATGTCGGAGCCGGAAGGCTGATGTACCTGGCTACGGCGTGATACGCCTAGCCAAGTTCGCGTCCATGGGTTCAGCCCTCTGCTTCCCGATGGAGGCGATGGTCTTCTTGACCATCATCTTCGTAGCGGTCAGCAGGGAGCTCAACACTCCGATGTCCCCAGAAC